CAGCTTCTTTTACCATTACAAAAACAAAAGTATAGTTCCATTAAAACACCTTCCAGTTTGTGTTGGCCTGATAAGTTTTGAACGTATTGCCGGTTTGTCCTCTAACAACTTTGTATTCTCCGCCACCCATCATCATATATTGTAAAGCATCGTGTGGGTGTGAGTATTGGTTCTTGTCTGGCTCCATTGCAAGCCGAGCTTCCCCAGAATAAGACACTATTTTATATTTATACCCACCATTAAAACCCTTCCTAAGCACATTGCAGGCCTTGTCTAGGTTAAATGCCGGCTTTCCATCTACTAATCTTTTGAGTGGTCCACGAACTGCCTCTAATCTCGGCACTATATTATTAGTAGGCGCTGGTCTTGCAAACAAACCTTCTGACCTTAATATCTGGAACGAGGTATCAGCATCACTATCTTTTCTAAAAGCACCACTAGGGTCACCGTAAATATACACATCATTCTTTGGACAGAACTCTAATATGGTTGCTTTCAATAGTTTTGCAAATTGTCTGACGGACATATCGTCTGTTATAAGCTCTTTTAACACATTCCACGATAATCTTTTATCTCTTTGGCCGAAAATAGCGCAAGGAGTAAGCCCGAAGTCAAGTCCGATATAAACAGGCAGGTATGGATTTAATGGGATATTCTCTTTAACGTGCAGGTTATCGTTCCATTCGTGAACATACACCGGTTGTCCGTCCTGGATAAACCCATAATGCCCGTGTACATACACATTTATCCACTCTTTATCTTTACCAGATGATATTCTTTCATAATATCCTCTTGGCAAGTTCTCAATATTCTCTGCATCAGGCGATAATCCGCTTGGTTGTTGCCAAAACTCCCACCTCATATTCTCGGGGAATTGTTCTTTTGGCACTAGAACCCCAAACTCATTTCTTGTCCACTCATCTTCTTCAGCACACTTATACCACCAATGTGTATCATCTGGAGGGTTCGTATCCATAATCACACCATACCAACTTGGGAACTGTTCAGCAGGAACATCATCTGGTTTATCCTTTTTACTTGGGTACCGACCCACACGCATTGTCCCAGCATCCACAATTTCTTTCAAAATTTCCCTAGCTTCGTTGAACCAAATCCCGGTACATTCCAAAGACAACAACTTTTTTACGTCTTCTGGGCGGTCTAATGCCAAAAATATCACCTCTAACTCCACGTCATTAAATTTTATTTGGTGATTTATGGGTGGTTTAAGGTTCATCTTACCAAAAACGTGTTCTGGGAACCAAGAAAGCCAAGTTTTAATTGTTGTCGTTTCCAATTGTGGGGTTGTATTACGAACAACGAGCCATCTTGACCTACGGATTCCATCTTTACAGGGCATAGCAGAGATAGCTTTATTAAATATTTCCATACAGCACATCACGCTCTTGCCGCTTCCGACACATCCCATAACGCCCCTTACAAAGGCTTTGCTGGCGTGGAACTTTTTTCCTGTTTTTGACGCATTATAATCTAGTGAATATCCATTACTCGGCGTGGCCATCTATTACGACCCCCTTATCTTTGTCGGCAATATTCAAATTGATTACGACATTCGGTGCTTGTTTGTTTTCTTTGCCAAATAATCCAGCGGCCCTTAGATAATCGCCACTAAATCTGGACAAAGCGTTAGCAAACTTAGCTTTTGTTTCGCTATCAGAGCTATCATAGTCCTGTTCTATCTTCTGCATCAGGCTAATATGCTTAGCAGCGGCTTGCTCTTGGGTCATTCTCAAGGCCTTGAACCTTGCATCATAGATAGCTTTACATTCAACCTTAATAGCTTCTATTTTAAGTAATCGTTCAGCTGCTTGTTCGGGGTCTTTATACCCAATATCACGACAGGCCCTAACAGGATTTAGGTCCTTAGCAAATTCTTCCAAGAATTGTAATTCTTTGGGGTTGAATAGATAAAAGTCCCCTATAAAGTCCACCCCATTTTTTACAGTACTGCCTATTTCATAGACAACGGTTGCACTATTTTTTACTTCTTCTAGTGCTCTTTTTTCCTTTTTCGTCATTCAGTTCTTCCTTTGGTTGTTCTGTTTCCAGAGCCGCAGGTGCGACTTCAACTTTTTCTTCTTTCTCAGATTTCTTTTTAATTCCACAGGCTTCCAAGAATAAGTCCTCAACCGGAACTCCGTCCTTTTTCAGCTCTGTATAGACAAATGTACGTCCACCGTGAACATCTTTTACAGAGATAATCCGTTCACAAACGCCATCCACATCTAACCAATCAACATAAAAATCTAACCCTAAGACATTGACCCTTTTAAACATCCTTTTTGGTTCGTTGCTCATAGCTTCTCCTTATAAATAAAAGACAGGGTGATAAAAAATAATAAGCCACCCTGTCGCGGTCCACTTATAAGTATAATATCAAAAAAAAATAAAGTCAACAGAAAAAATCTATTGACATCCTATCAGAAATCATTTATCATACAACCAATGGCGGTCCAATCCAGAACAAGAAGCGAAAGCTCGGAGTGGGACAGCAAGCGTGGGGAAGCATAAATAACTTCCATATCCACGGAGAAGTGAGGGTTGAAATCCTCTACTTGTTCAAATAGGTCGCCAACTTGCTTAGTCCTCGACTCTCCAAAAGAGAGGCCAAAGACAATCTGATGGTAAGGACCTTTGGTGTAATTAAAAAGACCGCCGTTGTGCAACCTGTGCCCCAGAGGCTTGCGTAGTGCGAATAACACAAGGTAAGTGGTAAGGCATCTAGCGTACACAGAAAACACAGGATACAGGAAGTTACAGGACGACCGAGCTTCCAGATTAAGACTTAACTTAGTCTAACCTGCTTACCATCACGTTTTCTCTCCTTAATCGGTAGGGAAAACTGTATCTACTCAACAGCTTAAACGGCCCGTGATGAATGGTATTTTCTAGATGTACTAGATAACGCTAATGAAAGGGGCGCATTTCGGGGGGTGGGTTGGACAAAATCCCGCTTGATTTTTCCTTATTTATACCGTATACTTAAAAAAGTTTATACTTTCCCCGCGTATAAGGAAAAGAAAGACAAAAAGAAAATAGATATAAAAAAAGAAAAGTAAAAAGAAAAAACAAAATGGAAAATAAGAAACAATCCCACCACAAAAACAACTATCTTGTATGCTTTTCAGCTTTGAACGGTTCAGAGGTTAGGCGGGCGCTTGTAAATGCTTACGACAAAAAGAACGCCTTACGGTTGGCGTTGGATAGATTTTGCAAGGCTTGCCCTGAAATAGAGATAACACGCGCGCGCGTTAGCGCGGTATATCCTGCAAGGACAAAACGAATCGAAAAACGAATCGGTTGAGGGCGATTCGCTCCTTTATTATCAACGATTCTTGTTATTTAGTGAGTCAATTTTGGTGATTCGTGGTTATTTTTTTGCTTTTTTGGGTGTTTTTTGTGATATTTTGAGTCTTTTTTTGTATTTTGTGGAATGCTTAAACGCCTTTATTCCGTAGACTTAAAAGATTTTTTAATTTTTTTCTTGACAATAAATCTTTTTTGGTGTATAATGGCAAGCGTGAAGGCAAGGGATAAGCCCGAGCCAAAAAGACCGAAAAAAGAAAGGAAAAAATAAAATGATTATCTTACAAAAAACAAAAAACCAGAGAATTGTGGCTATTAAAGAATGGAACGGACTCTATACGATAGAGAATCAAGGGCGCCGGATTTTTGGGCGAGGTTGGGATTCAATCGTTTTAAAAGATAGATTGACAAGGGCGCAAGTTTTACAAGCAAAAAAACAAATTGCGCAAGCTATCTAATGAAAGGGGGACAAAATGAAAATACTACAAGGACTCATTGCTGCGACTTTTGGCGGATTGTTGATTGCTTTTCTTTTTATCTACGGCATTGATAGAGAGCTTGCCCGCCGTGATTATGAAAGCGGACAAGAGGCGATTGACTGCATTTTTGAAAGCAATTGCGAGTATTACAACAGCCAAAAAACCGAGTTTTTTAAAGGATAAAAGCCGAAACGGGCGAAAGGTTGCCCCTTTCCCCGTCCGCGCGGAGTGGTAGCCCACGCGCCGATGATGGCAGACCAAAGAAAAGAAAAAGAAAGGAACTTAAAATGTTAAATGTTAAAATTGACGAAATGGCGGCGCTTGATTTATTGATGGGGCGCGTTAGAGTGTGGACAGACGACCCAAAAACGCTTGACCTTTTCCAAAAAATGTATGAAAGCTACATTTACGACGGATGCTTTGACGGGTGCGAATTTGACCCAATGGTGATTGTTGACAATGACTGGGTGAATTATTGCACGGTGATTGATGAAACGGACGAAAATTGGGACAAAATCAAAAAACTTTTTAAAGAAAACGGTTGCGGTGATGTGTCTTGCGAGGATGTCGGCTACTCTTTCATTGAGTCCGCTGATGATGACGATGAGCCAACCGCTTTTTTGATGCGCTACTAATAAAAGGGGGCAAAAAATGACAAATACTAGCAGAAATTCAACACTTTATAAAGAGTTGGCACGCTTGCGGGATATTATCCACGCGCAAGGGTCAATGAGCTGGGGGGATTGTGCCTTTTTGGCAGAAAACAAAGCCGAAATAAAAGAGCTTTTCCCCGATGACCCTGTTTTTTGGGAATGGGCAGGAATAGACGAGTCCGAATGGAATGAAAGGAGCTAAAATGAACTTGAAAAATTACTATAATGCGCTTGTAAAACTTGAACAAGCAATGAAAGCACTTGAAAAAGCAGAACTTTTTGAATGTGCAAATGAAATTGGCGAAATGTATGACCTGATAAACAATGTCTATTGTGAGGCAATAGAACAAGCCAATGAAATCAAAAGAGAAATTGACAAAGGAGGCGAACAATGAAAAAGTTTAAAATTGAATTGATTGTTGAAACAAGGCAATATGTAACCTATGAAGTGGAGGCAGAAAGCAGGGAACACCTTGACGAATTGCTAGAAATGAATTGTGTTGAGGATATTGGAACCTGCACAGACGAAACACCGCAAGAACAATACAATGAGGAAATCGGACACATTGAGGAGGTTAAACAATGAAAATTAAAAACTTACAAGATGCAAGAATGGAATTAAACAGCGCTTGCGATACTTTTGAGGATATTTTCGGCGACTATGAGGAAATAGCCGATGCTATGGGAAGAATCAACGCCGTGATTGACTTCTTATATAAACTTGAACAAAAAGAAAGGGGCGAAAATGACGAATGACGAAATTGTGGAAATCCTAGTTGCTAGACACTTTAAAAAACTTGAAAGCCGATTGCTTGAATTGAACTTGCCGAGTCTTGTTTATATAACAATCAGTAAAGAGTTCCGGTGGCTGGAATCAGACCTAAAAAAAGGACTCTCTTTTCAAGGGGATGACCTAAAATACTTCTTGACAGGGGAAAAATAAAAGTGTATAACATAAACTGCGCGGAAACGATAAACTTATGGGGTATAGAAAAAACTATATTCCGTGCAGTTCCCGAGAGGGCTATACCCCACTATTGAAAGGCACGGAAAATGAATAGAGAAAGTTTTATATTTTATAGGTCATTCTTTGACTCACTGGTAGGAATGGATGACGCCACACAAGGCAGATGTTTAATGGCTATGGCTGACTATGCCCTGAACGGAATGGAGCCAGTAATGACACCGGAAGTTAGGATGTTTTTTACTTTGGTAAAGCCACAAATTGACGCTAATAATAAACGCTATGAAAATGGGTCAAAAGGTGGTCGTCCTAAAAACCAAAACAAAACCAAAACAAAACCTAACGATAACCAAAATGAAACCGAACTGGAACCTAATGTAAATGATAATGTAAATGATAATGTAAATGATAATGCTAAAAAAGAAAATATACTAAAAGAAAAAAACCAAAAACCCACTTTGCAAGAAGTGATTGACTATTGCCAAGAAAGAAACAATGGAGTGGATGCTAACAAATGGTTTGATTATTATACCGCTAATGGCTGGAAAGTGGGTCGCAATCCAATGAAGGACTGGAAAGCAACAGTGCGGACTTGGGAAAGAAACAATCCACACACAACACAGCAGGTCAATGACGAGGATGCAAACCTCTCAAGAGAGGAAAGATTCCAGTTATTCCTGAAAAGATGCGGAGTGAAAAAAGAAGGAGGCGAAAATGAATGAACAAGTTGAAACAGCTATGCACATTTTGAGCGACATTTATGGCTATCCAAAATGGGAGACCAACACGAAAGACGGGCAGAACGCTGATGAAATAATGAAACTTTGGGCTGATGAATTGGGGCACTATTCTGTTGAGCAAGTAAAACAAGCGTGTTATCGCTTGGCAAAATATCGCAAGGCAATGACATTCCCTACAATTAGTCATCTGATGGCAGAGCTTTGTGATGAGGAAAAGGAAAAGGACACAGAGAACGAGCCACAGCGTGTGTTGAAGGTATTGTTAAACCGGCAACCGCCATTTGATGAGGATGTTATCCAGCGCGTAATGTGGATGTCCTACAAGATGAAATATAACAACTATGAGCCGGATAAAGACAAGCTCTTGGCTGATGAGTATAAATCAAGACCACAAGAACAGACCGACAATGAGCTATCGGGATATGGGCATTTAATCAAAACAATAAATGAAGGGGGCGAAAATGAAAGAAGCATTGAAAAATAGCAGACAATTTGACGAGTTATACACACCCGAATATGCGGTTGAGCCCGTATTGAAATACATACCAGCCGATGTGAAAACAATTTGGTGCCCGTGCGATACAAATGAAAGCAAGGTCGTACAGAAACTTCAAAGAGCTGGATATGATGTGTATTTTACACACATTGAATGCGGTTTTGACTTTTTAAAAACTAACATTGATTGTGATATGATTATTACAAACCCGCCATATTCCACCAAAGATAAGATGCTTGCAAGAGCTTATGAACTTGGCAAGCCGTTCGCTTTCTTGCTACCATTGACGGCACTGGAAGGAATTAAACGGGGCGAGATGTTTAGAAAGAACGGAATGGGGATTGTCGTTCTTGACCAGCGCATTGATTTTAACGGCAAAGGTAATTGCTGGTATAATACAAGCTGGTTTATCCACACGCCACTAACAGACGGCAGAGTATTTTTTGAAAAAACAAAGGAGGACTAAATGAAAGAGGGCGATTTTGTAGTCTATTACATCAACGAGGAACCGAGAGTCGGAAAGTATGTTAGAACACAATTCAATAAACGAATCGTTATTATGCCAAAACACGGAGGTTGTAGAGTAATAAGAAACAAAGAAAGGTGCTTATCACTAAACGATTTATTTAAAAAATATGGAACATTATTGAAAGGAGAATCCAGATGATTATTGAATTTACTATCAACTGCATACCACCAAAGCATACCGCACAGGGAAGCTCTACTATCCTCAAGAACTTTAAAACAGGAAAGTTCTTTATTGGAAAGAAATCAAATTCAAAGGCCATACAAGCAAAAACAGACCTTATGGCTATGCTCCTACCACACCAGCCCCAAACGCCCCTGCAAGGTGCCTTAAAATGCGAAATAGAGTATGTTTATCCTTGGAGGAATAGCGAGCCAAAGAAAAACAGAGCAACAGGATACCGCTGGTGCGACACAAGACCCGATGCCGACAACATACTAAAACAATTCTTTGATTGTTTAACATTACTTCGGTTTTGGGAAGACGATTCACAGGTTTCCGACCTGCATTTTAGCAAAAGATGGGGGAACGAGCCAAGAATAACAACGATAATTTCTGAAATATATCAATGACTTATAAAAAAGATACGATTTTTATGAAAAAATTATTAGAAAGTGTATTGACAATAAATAAAAGTTAGTGTATAATAACCTTGTTCTTGATAAAAGAACGAATCGCAACAAACAAAGAAAGGATTTTAAAATGAGAAAACTTACTAGCAACGAAATTGACGTAAAGGTCAAACAGATTACAGCCAAAGGCGCCGTTCTGTTGCTTTACAAAACAGCCCGTGTAGATATGGATATTCTGGACGAGGAGTTTGGTCCTATGAATTGGCAATCTGATTACAAAGTTGTCAAGGATAACTTGTATTGTGGCATTGCTGTCCGTGATAAAGAAACAAAAGAGTGGGTGTGGAAATGGGACTGCGGTATTGAAAGCCGTGCAGATGGTGATGGCAACGAAAAGAAGGGTGAGGCCTCTGATGCTTTCAAACGTGCAGGATTTAAGTGGGGCATCGGCCGTGAGTTATACACCAGCCCGTTCACCTTTGCCAACGTGGAAACAGAACAGGACGGTGTAGATGGTCGTGGAAAACCTGTTTATAAATTAAAAGACAAGTTCCAAAAGTTCAGCGTACAGGGTATTTGGTACGACGACAAAGACGAGGTGGCCGCTTTGGTTATTCAAGACCAAAAAGGTGGCATCGTCTTCCAGTGTAAAAAAGCCGGCTTTGAAGCCACAAGTGAAAACAAAATGTAATCCAAGAAAGGGGGATACTATGGGAAATAAACAATTCATTCCACAAACGCAAAAAGAAGAAGTGTTGTATTATTTGAAAAGATACGGGAGAATAACAACAATACAAGCGTCAAACGATTTGTTCATCGCAGACTTACAGGGAGTTATTAGAGACTTAAGAAAAGTTCTTAACATATCTGATGTTTGGGTGTATAAAAAGAACAAGTTTGGTCGGCCTTGCAGATATAAACGGTACTTTTTAGAGCCAGAAGACCGTTTAACATTATTTAACAGGCTCAGATTATTTATGTGAAAGGAAACATTATGACATACGAAAAGAAAGACGGAGATGTATCTCTCTTTGCAAACGAGAAAGAAGGAAACGATAAACGCCCAGACTATAAAGGGACAGCTTTAATCAGTGGTGTAGAATACGAAGTGGCTCTTTGGAACAGAGTATCACAGAAAGGAACGGCGTTCTTATCAGACTCAATTAAACCTGCCACAGCAAAGAAAGAACAACCAAAGAAAGAAGAAGAAAAGCCGGCATTGGAAGGAGTGCCGAGCTTTGATGACGAAATCCCCTGGGGTTAGGGGAACTTATGGGGCGGAGGCCTCCCTTTTAGTCTCCCTTATATTACTTCCGCCCCACCTATTTGAAAGGATTTATTATGAGAACAAAAGAACTAACAGAAGAAGAAATTAAAGAAATCGAATCGTGGAAATGCAAACGCCACAAGTATAACATTACAGTTCCTATTATTGCACAATGGAACGGCTACAACAAGTTCCACCTGTACGCAGTAGAGAATCACAGGTACCCATTTAACGATAGGCTCCGTAGAGCATACACAAAAGTTATTAAAGTGTTTGCCAAAAGAGTTAAACCTAACGTCAGATACGAGAAAAGAGAGGTAAAATAATGTTTGATTTTCAATTACTTATAAAAAAGATTAAATATTTTCTAAAATGTAATTAAAAATATATTGACATTAAATTATATTTATGGTAAAATACCACTGCAACAACAAAAAGAAAGGATTATACAATGACAAAACAAGAAAACAAAATTGAAAATATGATTGATTATGTAGGCGATAGTGCTTACGATTTAATCTGTGGGGAGTTTGACGAACAGGTCAAAGGCCACTCTTTCAAAACCCAAAGGGATTATGCACCTTATGGCGACACAGAAGTTGAGGTTTGTCAGTACATCACAGATGAAGATGACGAGAAGTTCAGGAACGAAACAGAAAAAGAACTTGATGTTGATACCATCATTGACAAGCTGAAAGAAGACAAACATTTTAGGGAGTCTATCCAAGATATGATTAAGTATGTTGTTTGGAACAGAGAAGTGGAGGTGTAATATGAACATTGAAGAAATCAAAACAAAAATGAACGAAGAAGCTGTCGGTCGTAGATATATGGCAGATTGCTGTGGTGTTAGCTATGCCTATCTTTGTAGCGTATTGAGTGGTCATTTTAAGATGACAAAGAAACTTCAACAAAAGATTGAGGGCGTGTTCAGAAACCTTGGAATAAGAGAGGTCAAAGAATCTCGTCAGCCTGTGGAAACTTTTGAGATTACAGAAAACACAATGCGCCCCAAAAAATTCAAAACACTTGAGGAAATGGCTGATTGGTATAAACAAGACCACTCACAAGGACACGCTCGGTTGGCTACGGACATTTTTAATACGGACAATGTGGATGATTTACCTGAGATTATCAGAAAAGGACTGATTTCTAATGCACTAGAACAACGCATACTTGCTTTGTTTGATATTGCGGGTAGAGACTTAAACATTGACGAGATTACTGTTGGGTATTATAGGAAATACGGGGAGGCAAAAACTCGTAGGTTTTTTATGCTAAAGCTCTATCGTATGGCGAAAGCAGACAGACCAAAGGTTGAGTGCACTGGGCATAAGGGACAATACAGAAAGGTTGTTTAGTATGACTTGGGAAGAAATCTTAGTTATTTGTTTTTTACATAATTGGACACTTGAACCTATTGAGGAGGAAGGATGAATAAAGATGAAATAAAGAAGCTAGCTTTTAAAAGCTATAAAAGAGGCAAAGTAGATTCACTTCATTCTTTAATTGCGGGACTTTCTGTTTTAATTGGGAAACAGGTAGAGCCACCAATTACTGTTTATGATATTGTAAAACTTGTTAAAGGCTGGTTAAAGGAAGCTGAAGAAGAATTAAAGGAGGAAGGATGAGTGAAATAGGTGCATTTACTATTGGTTGTGCTACAGGAGGTGCAATAGTATTTCTTGCAATATTTTTCGGTTGGACAATAGCCGTGTCTTCGGTAGAAGAATGGAATAAGAGGATGAACAATGAGTAAAGAGCTTACAGAGAAATGGAAGAATGGGGAACTTGATGGTGGAATATATTATCTGCTACTAAGAGATGGAACGACAGTAAAAGATAAAACTGTTTATGTTGTTGGAGAAAAACAATTACGATGGCATTATACTTCCTTTGATTTTGTCAAAGAAGTCCTAGCACCTGTTCCTAGCTATGAGGAGTGGCACAAAGTAAAAGACTTGGGTTTAAGACCTGACTATACAGACCATATAGAGAAATGGGAAGATTGTGCAAAACTAACCAAGAAAGTTCAACGCTTACAGAAACAGCTTGATATAGCCAAGAAGGCACTTAATGATATTGAAGAAGGATATTCTGAAGCCACAGGTGCTGGGCAAACTGTAAGGCAAGCATTAGAATCTATTGAGGAGGTAAAATGAAACCATCAAACACGGTTATGGTTTCTACTGAATACATCAGAAAAAAAGAACAGCAAATAGAACTCTTGCAGGAACAACTGAAAGAAGCTAATTATATTATACAAACATTACACAAAAGAAAAGATTGTGATGGCTTTGACCATTTAATTTTTGGAAAGTATCTTGAAAAGTGGGGTGTGAAATGAAGATGGTATATGTACAATGGATTGACTCTGGCTTCTCTTTACTTGGTAACGTATGGCAATCAGAAGAAGAAATTATGGATGTCGTTGAAAACATACCAGTTGCAGAAACAGTTGGGTTTTTATTAAAAGAAACAAAAGATTGGATTGTTCTAGTTCAAACAGCAGCAGACACACAATATCGTGGTGGATATATTATCTACAAGAAGAACGTTGTGTCAATGCGTTCATTAGAGCAAGTTCCATATACAAGAAAGGGTGTAAAATGAGAACAGTATTGCTATGTTGGGTTGTGTGTTTTGTGTACGGTATGATTACATTAAAGATACTTCAAGACAATTGGGAAGAGTGGTACACAAAACTACTGTGGATATTGTGTTATGGTATATGCTTTTACCATTTAATCCTGTGGTTGTAAGGAGGTAAAAATGAGGTTTTTAATCTATCTTATACGCTGGCAGATTAGTGGAATAGTGTTATACCCCGCCCTATTATTTATTCTACCTCTTACTAACGAGCTATGGGCCACGGTGTTTGCTAATCTTATTGGAGGGTGTGTGTTTTATTTTGTGGATAAAAAGATATTTAGAAGATAAAAAATTATTCCTATCTTTCTTCCCACACCTGAACAATCTTATCTTCCTGTTCTTCCCAATGAGATTCGTACTTCTTTGTGGCTTCCCTTACCAATACAGGATTATCTTCGTCTGTGTTATCATATTCATCTTGTCCATCAGCGGGCATAGGCGTATTTTCTACTGGCTTATAGCCATCTTCTGCCATCCGTTCTGGGTACTTATTGTAGTTGATAATCCCTCTGTAATTATAAGGCGCTTCTTTTAATTCGCCATTGATTAGTTTTGCGTACATTCTTATCTCCTTTCAAGTTCTTTTTGGTTGATAAGCATAAAACAAATATCCCTTTGTTTTGCCATTCTTTTTTTGAATATAGGGTCTTTGCTAAACGAAGCGTACTTACTGAATCTAATCCCACACCGAGCTAAGTGCTGCTGTGTTTCAATTGTCGGTATATCAGATTCTCTTGCTTCTGATTCTGCCTTTAGAAAGTTTGGTAAATATGGTTGTTCTGGCTTCATCTTTTCTCCGTTATTTTATATAAAAATGTACCAGTTCCTTGATTCTGGTAAAACACATTGTTTACTGAATCCAAAAATCCAGCCGTTCCATTTCGGAGTATGGCAGAAAAATTCCGAAGAAGTGTATTGCCATCCTGTATTTTGCAAGAGTATATTCTCCAATTTCCCTGTTGGTGTGCGTATTGTCCACGATAGTTTCTTGCAAACAAGAATAGGTTTAACCCTGTTGATTTTTGTCCAGTCCCAGTCAATATCTGCTCATCATCTATGTAAAGAACGTTTCCATTAACTGTGTATTTATGTTTTTGTTCAACAAACTCATCTGATTTTGTGTAGTATTTGTCCCCACTATTTGTTATCAACCTGAACTCATTATCCTTAGTTGTTTTATTTAATTGATAAAAAATCTTGTCTGTACAAGCACCATACAAACAACCAACAGTATTTCCTCCACGATAAGCAGCATAAATCTCTAACTTTGAACCATTTAAAGACTTTGCTATTACGCCCGTATTGATATACTGAGTTCCTGTACTTTCAAGATATTCAAGTTCTACATCAGGATACTGAAAAATTCCCGTTCCTTCATTGTCGTAAATCCTATGTTGTACTTTGTCAAACATAAATCCTACACCGTTTTCATCTATGGCGGGGAGGTAATCACGAGCTAGAACACCACTATTCCAAATCTTACAATCATATAATTTGCCAATAAAATTGTAATGGACTGAAGCATATCCTGAACTCTTGAAAGCAATATAAAGGTTGGTTGGTGTTGTAAATGTTCCTGTGTATGTTGTTGTAACGGTATCTGTTACACCAGTTGCGTGGTTATACACGGTTCTTAAACTCTTGCTATTGTATGCAGTTATTTTGTCTGTAAAGGATTGAAGTGCAACTATTTGTCTTGTAGTGTTATAATCACCAAAGTCATTTACAACATTGTCAAGTAAACCGCTAACAGCAGCGGGCGAAATCGTTGATATATTATTAGATGTGGCACTTGACCTAGAACCCATAACAATACATTGTTTTTGCACCTGCGTATTTTGGAACGTAATGCTTGTTGAAGTATCTTGATTACCTGTCAGACCACAATCAATATATTGCGTACCTGTTGTTTCAATATAATCTACATAATGGATTTCACGACCAGCATCAAAGTCCCCCGTACCTGCGTTATAGAACAGCCTGCCAGATACTTTATCATACATACAGGGCGTCATATCCAAATCAAGAACGGGTATAAAATCACGAACCAATACACCATCCTGATAAGCCTTAGCATAAAACGCTTTTCCAACAAAAGGATAGGCTAATGATGTTGAAATTGAAAACAATCTCCAGTTCTTTGGTGTATTGCTATGGGAATAGTTAATTGTATCAGAGCCTATCTTGCCAGAAGTACCACTAGACGTAAACGTTAAATCAAATGCGGCTTTTGATGTCGTAGGCACTGTTGAAAGACCACCAGCATAAGAGGTAACCCCCCAGTACTTATTAGAAGAACCAACCTCGGAAGCCACAAATGTACCACTACTACCTTGTGCAGAAATAAACACCTGCGATTTGTTTTGTGTGCTTGTTGATTGACCTAAGCCAACCCATCTACACTCTCCACTTAGCCCAGTATCAATATACTGCGTTCCTGTCGTTTCAATATACTCAACCTCGCAGTAGTAAGGTTTTGCTTTCTTGCCACCAAATCTGTTTAAGTTCGTTGGTAATACCATCTTTCCCCCTTACGGTGTCGGAGTTGTCCACCAAGCAGCTAATGAACCAACCCAACTTGTTCCACCGTCAAACGTTTGAAAAGCCAGTAAATATGTCCTTCCACCAGTTGACATATCTGGTGTCGTATCCTCTGTCCAGGTTACACTGTTATTCGTTGTAAAGTCAATACCTACCGCTGTCGAAGGCATATTGATAAGAACATTTATATACCTATACTGAATACCTGCTTGCGTTGTAGCAGAACTATTGATTGTATATGTAGTAGAAGCAGAAGGTGAGTCAGTATAAAACACACTGCCTTCTGATACATTTATTGTCCCGTTGCTAATAGCAGTTACATTGTCATATACAGACCTTGCAGAAACAGAAGCGACATCATCAATCGTGCTCGGACTCAGCCATTTGTTAGTAGCTGTTTTGTTTGAGATATGCCCAGCACCAGCTACATCTGTGTATTTAACATAACCAGACAAATCTACTTTGAAGCCAATCTTTTCCCAAACAAATTGTTCTTTTGTTTCATCCCAAACAAAAACCCACTCATCGTATTCGTTTTCGGTGCCTTCATCTCCGTTTGGTACAAGGTAAATAATATATGTTTTACCAACTGTTGGTAAAGAATCTACTACTCTAAACTCAACTAGGTTTGGTTTGTTCTTAATATAATCAGGCGAATGCTTGTCTGTCTGATTCCAGTCACTTTGCGCAGTTACACCACCGCGACCACTACCTGCGCCAAACCCCCATCCTTTTTCATCTGAAGGAAGTTTAATCGGGTCCGGATTTTTCTTGCCGGCATCATTCTTAAACACAAGCGTATTTGTTTTCTTGTCATATTCTATCCAATAACAAGTTCCATCCTTGCCGTCTTTACCGTCTCTACCATCAACACCATCACGACCATCTTTTCCATCTCGTCCATCTATACCATCCCTACCTGGCAACCCTTCTGGACCAGGGGAACCATCTTTTCCATCTTTGCCTTGTATAACAATGGCCGGGTCAATTAAAACTTTTTCATCATTATCTGCAACTATTCTTACCATTGCCTATTCCTTTTCATAAACATAAATGTTTTGATAAATTAACGTATCAACATCATTCCCATTATTTGACACAACGTCAATATAGTAAGTATGTTCACCAGCACCAATATCTTCTATGTCTTCGCGTGATAATCTTACAATTACTTCTGATTGCCCAACTAAAGAATATTCTTTCTTTACTTGCGTATCACCATTAAAACAACAAACAAGCGTTGCGTTCTTTACGGAAATATCCTTTACAGCAAACGACACACTGTTTCCTAAAAATGTGTATAAGTTTCCCTGTTCATCTGTTCTAATCATAGTAACCTTTCAGTGGGCTGGGATTATATTTCGGGAAGGATTTAATTTGCAACGTCCGATTCTGGTATTCGCCCCTTATTCCCAGAAAATCCCAATCTTTTATTTCTTGTTCGCGTATTTCTCTAAGATTTCCTTGTTCTTTTGTGTGTTCACAACTGAAGCATAATCACATAGCTTAACCAATGCGCTTGCCCATTTGCAACCGCTAAACACTTTCACGACAGCTGTACAGCTTGTCCCGATAATACCAATGACAGAAAAAATATCTGTCCAGTTATTTACAATCCAATCAATCATAATGTTTCCTTTCATTTATAATAATCAAACATCACTCCCTGAGGAAGCGTGCTATCAGCGTCGCAATGCACAAATGTCTTGCCTACGCCAATCCTCTTAAACCCCGCTCTTAACAGGGCATTCACAATAATAAACCTTTTTGTAGAGTTTGCCGCCTTAATATCTGCCGCAAACCCTCTCGTATGCGCAGAGTTCTCTACTCCGTCAACCTCTTTGTTATGCTGTTCGCACCTATAACCACTTGTCACAACAAAAGGAATGTTTGCAATACTTCTTGCGTAGTTTAACATATCAAGAAATCCATCGTCTATTTTACAGCGATGGCAGCAAGGACATTCTAATTCGCTTCTTGTAAAGTATTGCTTCGTCATTTCATCCTTTTCTCTAATATCTTTGACAACTTGTTCTTTATAAACCGGTCCATACAGTCATATATCGTCCTAGAGCACAAGATTACTAAGCCAACAAAACCAGACCTAGTAGCACCGTCTTCTATCCAAAGGCCAAGCAATAAGTAAAAACTATAACCCATTGCAAAGCCCAAACTGGCGTCTATAAAAAACTGTACAAGGTTCTTAAATCTCACAAGAGCAGATACTACCGCCATCCCGATTAAGAACCATATAATTTTCAAGTCGTCAATCATACTCAAGTCCCTTTTCATTTTACTCTCCTCATTAAAACGAGGACTATCATCGTACTTATATGATAGCCCTCTTTTGCAATAAAGTCAACTATATTTTAATATCTCTTGTCAGAATGCTCTGCGTAACAATGATGTGCCTTGGCGATTGACTTTTCTGTTACAGCTAAATCTTTCATCATATCGGCCATCTTACCCATATCATCCAATGTCCACTCGGCTTCTGATTTGGCTATCTTCTCAACCTTATCCATCATCATTCTGACTCCTGAGTGGAAGTCATCATATAGTTTCATACGTTCTTCACTTGTCATTATTCACCATCCGTTTCAGCCACAGTTGTCGTGGACACAGTTGGGTCATCACACACATTTAACAGTGTAACGTGAGATGCAGTTCCAACAGTCACATAACGCCCCTTATAAAGCGTTCTAGTGCGTAATCTGTCTGACGTAATAGGATAACCCCATTTGTCAATAATAGGCACAGCAGTTCCGTTTATTGTGACAGTATAAGCCACAGGAACACCCGTGATTACACTATCAGGGCATATCGTTAGCACCAAACAAAACTTATCAAAGTTGCCCACATTGTTTGGATTTGTTACTGTCAACAAGCCAGCCGCACTTAAGCCAGTTGTCTTGTGAAGATTTGCACAGCAATTACAGTTCATATTACCTCCTTAATAAAAGGGTGGGTGTTACCCCACCCAGTTGGTTAGAAACCGCAACCACATCCACCACAGAATGGGGATGGTCCAGCGTTATAACTGAACGTGTTTGGATAACGCACAACGTTTCCAGTTGCTTGAGCCAATTCAAGAGCTTGAACTTTGCTTTGCAGAGCTTCAATCTTGTTTTGAGCCATAGCATCCAAAATCTTTTGTGTTTGTCCAATCGTGACAGCGTTAATTTCGTTTGTATTCTTTAACGCATCATAACGATTTTGTGCGGATGTTTCTTGAATCAACATCTTTGTATCGCAGCAACAAGCGTTCTGGTTAGCCAAAACCTGGGCAACTTGACCAGAAACACCATAGATGTCCCGTGTCAATTCGCTGTATTTATCGCCAACAACAGTTGCTAAGTCGTGATACACCTGATTTGTTGCATTCAAGATTTCACGTTGGTTAGCCATAGAGTTCTGGTTGTCAAAGCCACGTTGTACTTCGTTGGAAGTAGCGTATTGAGGACCACCGAATCCAGGACCATATCCGCCACCAAATCCGCCGAAGCCAAAGCCACGACCACCACCCATAAGGACAAACAATAACAAGATAGAAATCCAACTCATTTCTCCATTTGCACCGTTGCCCATTAAAGCCCCAATATCGGCGAGGCTATATCCGTTCATTCCTTCTGCCATTTTAATTCTCCTTTCTTAGCAAAAAGTTAAACTCTCAACCCTTTCGGGGAATATCAGCCTTATTTGGCGAGCTTAAAGCCTAAGGATTCCAAATCGCCCCGGCTTAAAATCTTTTGATTTAAATCAATCTTTTGAGACCTGGCATAGTTGCAGATAGTTTCCCATTGTTGTTGCTGGCTTTTACCCTGCAACATTTGTCTGGCTTGTTGCATCTCTGGTAGTTGTTCCAACTGACCCGCTAGCATTCTCTGCATCATTGTTTGAATTATGTTGGGCATTGTCAAGTCTCCTTTCTATAATGTTTATCTTTTCAAGTATCGTTTCGTACTCAGACTTTTGCTTTTTGTCCGTAGCAAGTCCGTAGGTTTCCATAGAGATTAGACCATCATTGGTTAGTTGCTTGACGTAAATCTCTTTGGCTTTCTTGTTGAATCCAACATACAATACATTCAGAGTAGGTTTAATACCGTCTAACTCTTGAGCATTTTCTACCGTGTAGAATTGTGCGCTTTTCTGTACCTGTTGGATAGATTGAACGGGCTGCATCATCGGTTGCCCGTAATATGGGTTATATGGATAATTCATTCGTACTCCTTTCTGCTTACTGTGGATGTACGATTAACGCATTTTGCAGCTACATACACCCACAGTGTTCTTGCAAAGGGCAAGCAGTTAAAAACGCCCCTTGCTTATGTTTAATATAGCAAAGAGCTAAAGGATATTTTATGGTAAAAATTATGATTAAAGTTTTACAAGTTTATCAATAACTTGTTTGTGTAGCCTGAATATGTAACGTACATCCCTGTTTAAGTCAAAAGCTATGGCCTCAAACTTCTTTCCCATAATGTACCTATGTTCCATTACTTGACGCTGAGAAAAGCTATCTGTTACATCCATAATAAGTTCTTTAAAGAAATCAGGATACCTCTTTCCTATCTTTCTAAGATAGTGATGTGTAAGCCAAAAGCGTACAATGTTATCCTTCATATTCATCTTGTAATTCTTCTATTTGTTTCTTTTTAATATAAGTCATTGCCTCTTTTAAAGAACTAAATCTTATCGGCCCGGCAGGAGCCCTGGGGGCTCTTACAACAGCAGCAAGACTTCTTGGTGCAGAGCCTGCCGTTGGTATTGTCATACGAATTTCTTGGTGTGCTTTCATTTATTCATCTCCTGAATATTATAGTTTCCATTCAAGTCTTGTGACATATACACTTGGTTGTCAAAAGAACGATAGATATAAAGTCCAAATAAAATGCAAACCGCCAAGAACCAGACAGTGGCACATACCATAATACAACAAAGGAAGGAATTTTTATCTTGGCGGAACTCGTCTATTGCTTTGTTCATTTTTTTCTCGCTTGGTTTAATGCTATTGCAACCGCTTGTTTCTGTGGCCTTCCGCTCTTAACAAGCTCTTTAATATTTTTTGCAACAGTTTGTTTGCTACTACCCTTCTTCAGAGGCATTTGACTCTCCTTCAATGTATGGTAGTTCTTCACGAATCTTGTCTTTACTGGCAAGCCATTCTTGTTTTAATTGTTCAGCTGTTTCTTCTCCACGAGCTAATGCTTCGTCATAGTCGTACCGAATTGGGTCTGATTCGGATTCAAAACGAGCTTGTCGTTCTTTTCTTATCTGTTCGTTTTGATAATCTATGCTTGGCTCTGGTGCGTATCCATCAAGATACCAGTTGCCATCATACCCCAGTTCTCGTTCTAATTCGCTATATCCTTCTGGCGGAACATCTCCACAAGCAATACAGTCAAGCAACTTTGTTTCTTCATCAATGACTTTAGAAAATACTTTCATTTTTCCTCCTATTCAACCCTAATTAAAGTAACCGCAGATTGACAACCACTTTTTGCTCTTAATATCTGTGTACCACCAGAAACAATGTTTCCTGGCATATAAGCATCATCTAAGTATCTGTACATTACCGCAGTACTGTTGTTTATGTAGTAGCAATTCAAAATCATCCACTTACCACCAGATGGCGCTGCTATTGTAAGGTTTTCTCCAATAAATTCAAACAAATACCCAAGTTTTGAAGAATCTGATTCTTGAAGATTTGCTAAAGCGTATGTAAGTATGTTGTATTTTCCTGTTGCATTTATATTACCTGCATCTAAATCCACCTTACCATTAAACAAACTAGCATTCAACCCAGCTGTCTGCTCTGTAGCTGATTGTGAGAACTGTCCTACATAGAAGTAGAGATACATCTCAGTAGCACGCTGTTGAACTGGTGCGTTGTCTTGATATGTTGGAGATGAAAGGGATGCATCTTTATAAACAGTAGAAGAAACATCTTGGTTGGATGTTCCGCTCATACTGCAAACTTTTTGTGTTGAAGATTGTCCATAAAAACAACCGCTTGCGCTAGCTACTCTTACGCCAGCTGTTGTATCGTTGTCATCACAAAATCTAAAATCTCCTTTAATGTTAGGCAAACTCTCTGGAACATATTTACCAACCGTATCTCTTAAACCGGCGAATCCATATTTTGTTCTCGGTAACTTAAACTTATGGTTTACCAAGTCTAAGATATAATACCAAGCAACGCCAGTATCACTATACAAGCCTTCTACTTCGCTCACATTAGCCGCTTGAACAATCTTATGTCCATCTTCCGCTAATGTATAAGTAATCGTATGTCCTGCAATAGTTTCTGTTTCTGACGTTCCATTTGTGGCATCATCTACTAAGTGATTATATGCATCAGAATACACAGTTCCATCTTGCCAACTAAATGTGTCAGCTCTTAACCAAGCCATATCATCTAATTCATAATCAAACCAATCGTGATGGAATAGTTTAAAATGCGTTCCTGCGGCACTAATGGCTGCTGCAGTCGCACTAGCAGCTGCAGAAATCGCAGAATTACCTGCACTTGTAGCAGCTCCTGGCGCAGCTTGTATATCTTCCATATTAGCCGCACAAGTACCAACATCAGAAACATTTGATGCCACTGTATCAATGTTTGCTAAATCATCCGCGATAGCATCAAGATTATCAATATCATCATACAGTGCTTCAACCTTAGGAATAACATCTTCAGGGTTTGTAGAACTTGTTGGGTCAACCTTAACACATCTTGTCAAAGCTTCTTGTACTTGTTGAGCAAACGCTGTTTGTCTATCAAACTCATCATTGATGTTCTTTGGACGGAAGGTACCGCCTTCTTGGAAGTCTGTCATACGTTCAATAGGAACATTCCGTAGCAGTGTAATAATTGTTCCATCAACAGGGGCAGAATCAAATGTTACGTTTCCACCATCTGTTTGCCCTGCGCCAGATACTGTATAGCCAGATTCAATTATCTCATCATCAACATACACAACCATATCAGATTCATCAAAGATAGCAAAGCTATATGGAAATACCGTTGTAGAACCATTGGCTGTATATTGTACCCTTGGTGTTACTGGTTTAATTTTAATATGCGTATCTGTCATTTTTGTTCTCCTTAAAAGTCTGCCAAGCTAGGTATTGGCGAAACTGGCTTGTCTATATTATACTTCTGGTTCATATCAAAGTCAAGACGTTGTTCGTAGTTTTCTCCAATATCGTTGTTTTCCAATAAAAGCTCCATAAGTGCTTGTTTTTTTAACATATTGTATGTTCTGTCAATCTGTTTTTGATAAAAATCTCTTTCGCCAATAGGCAATTCCTTTGGAATGTCAGAAACAATATCGGCGAATAGTTTGTCTGCTCCAAGCTCCCCAATCTTTTTTCTAACAGCATTTTTCGTATATTCGTCCAAACGAACAGAATGCCCTTTTGTCGGAAATTCTATGCTTTGAACGTCTGGGAAAGTAAGCTCATTTTTTGCCATAACAGCGAGATACCTTTTTTCAGGCGTTATTTTCTTAACAGAAAGACCCATCACCATTCCCTTTACAAAGTCTGCCCTGTCTATTGGGTTCCCGATTGCATCACGTTTCACTGGCAATCCTTCAAATGTTTTTGAAAGACTTTCAATGTTGTTTTGTATAACTTCTTCATAGTTCTTATTTGCAAAGATTTGTCTAAATATTCTTGGCACAATGTTCTTTGCTGGATTTGTCATTGCATTTATAAAAAAGTTTTTCTTGTCGTTTTCATCTCTAAAACCAAGACGCATCTTCTCAAACATACTAGAAATGTTCCTTAATACAGATTCATCTGCAATCGCGGAGCCCAACGCAAGAGACATCCCAAAACAGTTTGACAAAAAGCTCGTTTCCATCTCGTCTATTTTTTCTTGCTCTGCTGTTTTTCTCATCGCATCATTATAATATCCTGCAATCTTTGCTGGGTATTTTAAAAGCAAAGACAAAACGCCAAAGTTATTTAACGATGTAAATGTTACCGTTCCATCTTCTTTTTTATCAACCCAAGAGTTTGGTTGCCACCCAGAGGCAATTTGCTGCTTTCTAATTTCTGGGTCAGAAGAATAATCTCCGGTTATTTTCCCCTGAGAATAGAGCACAGCGCCATAAGTTAAAAGGCTTGCCCCAACGGCCTGCTTTGCCAAAAACTTATTTCTAAGCGCAGGATTTGTTAATTGAGATTTTATGTTTGGAGAAAGCATACCAAGAATGCTCTTTCCTCCCTCATATAAAAGTCCATACGGAGTTCTATCATAAACAAATCTATCAAAAACAATCGTAGAGCCAGTTTTAACAAAAGGCGTCACTATTTTTAATCCTGGAATTTTGTTAATAGCCTCTGTCAGGCCTTTTGTAAGTTTCCCTTGTCCAGCTCTGAACGTCATTATAGCCGCGTCATTGGATGCTTTTTTAGAAACTGCCTTCTCAATTCCGGCCATAATTGCTTCGTTTATTTCTGCGACATCATAAGCCCTTCTTGTTGTATCAAGATTTGTTATATTATCAAGCATCGTTTTTGCGATATTTGTAGTTTGTTCGTCTGTCAGATGATACATATTTTTAAGCCGTCTAGCCTGAGAGTTAGCTCTCTGTGCTGCGGCACCACGGAAAAATGCCGCATCAAAAAAGCTATCTGTTGTTTCAGAAATACCAACGCCACTCATTTTAATATACCCATTTGCCATCTTTCCAAGGTTACTGTCGTTGCTAAATGTTAGCCCAACTTCTGTTGGAAGGTTTGTTGTAAGTTGTGATGGCAAAGATTGTCTATATTTTGTAGATGGCGAAAGTTTTTTTGGCAAAGAGCTCGGAACGAATTTCCCAGACTTCAAACTTTTAGATGCCGCATCAACCCCTCTACGAGCCTGATATAATCCCCACTCAGCAGAATCTTTCAAGAAGTTAACATAAGCGGCTCCCTTGCTGTAAATATCAATAAATTCACGAGCATCCGCACCATTGCGCACAGCTTCTCCACTTATTAGGTTAACTAAAGATTCAGAAACATCATCAGCAACACCCAAGGTAAGGTTTTCAAGTGATGTATAAACATTCCGTATTAGTGTGTCTGGTGCAGTCATCAACCCAGCTTGTTCTAGTGCAACAAGTTTTTTTGCGTCAAAGCCTTTCTTTGTTACTGCCTCTGAAGCGTTACCCAAAAACGCATTCACTTTAGATATTAGTTCTGCTTCCGTTCTTGCAGATTCCATAATATCGAAAAGTTGTGGCGTTGCTATTTCATCAAGATTGTTTTCAAGAGATTCTAGAATCGATTTGTTAGCTTTGTGAATGGTATCTTTGCTAGACAGGTTCATCGCTTTTGCACCTTCATTTAGCCCATCTTGAACAATGCCAGCGGCTCTTGCGTTCTTTGACATAAAGTCCACAAATGCCTCTGTTTTTTCTGCATCAGATAAAACTGTACCAGCCATTTCTGCGTTTTTCTTTGCTTCTTTCAATTTCATCCAGCCGCCAACAAATGTATCTCTTTGAGCCTTTAATTGCCCTGCCGTTTTTTCAACCATATTTTGTGAGTTCTCTACAAATGTTTGTAGCCGCTTTAGGTCTTCTGGATTGTCTATATCAATATCTCCAATGAGTTCCATAGCCACTCTGTTTTTTGCTTCTTGCATATCAATCTTTTTCGGATTACGAGGTATTGATATTGGTTCAATTCCAAGCTCTTTTTTTGCTTGATTTATTTCCTTAACAACCTCTTTTGCAACATCATCTGTACCAGGCTGTGTTAAAACATTTGGTTGGATTTTTGTTGTTTGTTCCGCCGCCCCAATTGTCTCTTTTCTTGGCTCTATCATCTTCCCTTCTGCAACAGATTCTGCAATCTTTTCTGGGGAAGCGGCTTCTTCAACAACAGGCTTATAAAGTTCTTTAGCTAAATCATCGGCATTCTGTGCATTTATTGCCTTTTTCCCTTTTATGTATTTATATCCACTTTTTAATCCTTTAAAAATTTTTCCAATCCCAGCAGCAACCGCGGCTGTAAATCCACCTTCTAAGGATTGTTTCATAACACGCTCAGCAAGGGTGTCATCTTCTTTTATTGCCATATAATCAACAATGGCCTTTATTGTTGGGTTTTTAATGTGTGGTTGTAGCATATTTGAAAGATTACCCTCGTCTTCCCAAAATGTAAGACCGTTCGCAGCAATACCATTTATAAGAGGGGCAAGGATTTTTCCAACAGCCAATCCTTCCTTTGACTTTGTTATTCCTTTTAATGTTGCATTTGTTATAACTCCTGCTTTTCCTGTTAAACCAGCCGCACCAAGAGCTGCTGTTGTTGCAGCCATACCGTATGCGGCGCCAGCAATTGGTTTCACCATTTTTCCTGCTGTTGTTTCTGGCTCATAATTCACAAGACTTTTGGGAAGGATTGTAACATCTTCTTCCATTTCTTTTGCCATCGGAGTTTCAAAACTTCCTTTCAAGGCAAGATTTGTTGCGCCATATCCCAAATATGTTACCGCATCAACAATTGGTTTAACCCCGTATTGTGCAATTCCAGACATAATGGAAAGTCCAAAATCGCTTCTTTCTTTGTTAAAGAAGTCTGTTGGTGTTTTTAGGTCAAACACAGTATTTGGGATTTCCATTTTTTCTTCTTCTTCATCCTCGTCCCAATCTTCAACAACGAACCCATAATCTTCATTTGGGTCATCAAAGTTAGAATCAATTATTGTTGTGCCCAAATTTTCTTCTTCCATTATTTGCCCTCCAGTTTTCTTAAGTTAAGCCAATAAGACAATAACGCATTAGCTTTAGAGCTAGACACTTTATATTTTTCAATCACGGCCTTTTTTATCTTGCTCTTGCTTATTTGATTTCCAATAATATATTTTGACGCAATTGAGTTTATGTCTTCATATTTTACAGAAAACATACTATAAAACTTATCTCGTGTAAAGTTGTCTTTATAGGCAGATTCACCTTTAAAAGAATTGTTTGCCTCAGATATGATTGAGTTGACATATTCTGTTATCTCAACGCCAGAAAGCTCTCTTTGGTCCGCGAACCTGTCTAGCTTTTTTAATAGAAACGCCTGCTTTTCATTTGTGGCAATTATTTGCCCATATTCATCTTCTTTGTTTGGGTTCGAACTTATAATAAGGTTCCTTGCCGCAGTAAATTCCGGAAGTTTCCTATTCTTTGATTTATAACCCAAAACAATCTCAGAGAGTTGTAAAAAATCCTCATCTCCAACAGAACCAATCTTTTTTAGTTCAATTAGGTCATCAAAGCTGATACGCCCATACTTTGCATCTTCTGTTACAGAATCAATATTGCCAATCTTTGAAATTGTTTGCGTCCCATTTTGGATGTTTTTTTGAGCGGCTATTATGTTTTGATTTACATAACCAACCCCGTATGCCGGGTTTTCATAAGAAAATTCCTCATCACTCCGTTTGCTCAAATAATTAAGATTCATTTCCGCCTCTTTGTTTGAGGTCATTGTAAAGTTCTTTTCTGATAATATATTTTCGCTCTTATTTAAATCATCAAAAGCCTTTAACCCAATACTTATTCTCCGTTCTGGCGGCATCATATCAAGAGCTCGTATGCCTGTCTTCCCAAGCTGAATGTCTTTGTAGAAGTTCTTAAATTCTGTTGGGCTTATTTTTTCTTTCATATAGTATTGTGACAAGTATCTGTTTAATCCGTCTTCATAAGAATCGTTAAGATACTTCATAGCATCTTCAGACCTTCCTCCAATTGACAAGAATGTCGCCGCTGTTGCTTCTGCATCTGCGAGATAATTATCAAGGTCTGCATCACTCGCTATCAAATTGGCATTTTTTCTTTTGCGCCACATATTGAATTTAAATGTTTCAATAGAGCCGCTTCTATTCCTTTCCGTTTTATGCTTTAACAGTGTATCATACTTTGCTTCACGCACCATTTGTATTGGACGCAATACCTGCTTGCGAAGATGGTCCGGTATGTTCTTTGCTATTCCATTGATATAAGCGTCTGTTTCAACCAAAAACTGAGCCGGGTTGTCTTCATTGTTGAAAGCAGAAACGTTTATTTTTCTTTCTGCGTCAACAGAAAAGTCTGAATAGAAAGACGCTATCGCTGAATTGTTATATGCTTCTTGAGCTTTTGTTAATGGCGTTGGAAGTTGTGACAAGTCTGTTTCTTTTGTCGCCTTTCCTCCTTCTACTGTTGCTTCGTGAATCTTTTGTGCAGAATACAAATCTTCAGCAATTTTTGCTGTCGTATTAGCCACACCAGCAACTGCCTTATAAATCTGTTCGTTCTGTTCCTGCTGAAAGTTCTGCATTGTCGGGACAGATATTCTTCCTATTTGCGCATCAAAACGAGGTATTCCAACCATTATTCACCCCCAGATTTAAACGAGTTCATAACATAAGCCTCTCCTATACGAGATGCCGCATTAAGCCCAGTTGACAAGAAAGATGTGCCCATAGCAAGATGTGCTGTTTTCTTTGCTGACCAGATATTATAATCAAGCGCAGATGTAGCAACATCCTTCTGCATATTAGCAATGCGTTGTTCTCTAGCCGCATTAGAGATGCTTCCAGCCTGTATGGCAGCAGCAGAACCAACACCGGCGGTTTGTCCACTCATCGCAAACAACGCATTTTGTTCAGCAAGAATAGACTTTAGTTTATTCATTCGTTCTGCTTGTTCTATTGCTGCATTTGTTTCAATCGCCTTTTGTTCTGTTGCCATTTGCGCAGCTTGTATTTTTGCTTGGCTTCTTGCTTGCCTACCGCCTAGATATGCTTGAGTAGCCATTGCACCGCCTGCTACAACTCCTGCTGTTACTGGGTCACCCATTATTCTACTCCTACTTCAAAGCCAACAAGATTAAACTTAGTCGGAAAATCTTGTGTGACGGTTATTTCTAATATATCTCCATACCCACCAGCATACACCTTTTTGAAGCCAGTTTCAAGATTTAATTTATTGTTCAGCGTATCTGGCCCAAACTCTAGGTAATTTATCTTGTATTTCTGGCCATTGTATGTGATGTTTATGCCTAGTGTATCAACAACTTTCGCATTGAAGTACACTAATCTCTTTATCTTTCCAAAGGAAACGCCTGCGTTGCTCTCGTATTCCAACCCAACCGTTGTAATCTCTGGCAAGAACCCAAACCCAACTTCTATTTTTTTAAAACCATCGCCTGTTCCTAGCACATCTGGTTGCACACCTTCAAGCCCAGATACACCTGTCATCTCACCGTTTTCAACTGCATACTTTCCAGAATAGAACACATCGTCACCCATTACATCCATTTCCATTCCTTCAAACACCGAGAATCCAGTCCAGTCCGTTTCATTGTCAACAGATGTCTTTTTAATGGCGCAGTCTAGTTGATAGTCTGTATCAAAGCGTTCAATAAAGCGTTTTTTTGTACCGTTAATATCTCTGTCGCACAAACAGAACACGTTATCGCCAACGCTGCACAAATCTGCATAGGAACCTTGTGTTTCGCACCGAGAGAAAGCTCTTAGGTTCTGCTCTCTCAATAGGTTAAATAGCGTAATTGTACCATCGGCATTCAGAATGTATGCAAGGTTATTCGGGTTCTTGTCATAGCTTTGCCGTGTTGCCATTTTAATTACACCTTTAATCAAGTGTGGGGCCAACACCGACACGTTTTCTGCATTATAGTTCCGCATATTATCATCATAGATAAAGGAACGTAGGATATGTCCGCTCTTTTCTGAGAAGATAGTCACTCCATCTAGGTCAATAGGTTCGCAAGAAGACCCGTGTTTTGAGGCCAAAGACATATTAAATGTTTCTGGAGTAATAACGCCCGTATTATTGTAGTTCAAAAAGTGCTCTGTATCCGTAGTAAATACCAACAATGTTTGGTTAAACTTCATTGATTTAATTGGGCTAAACGTATCAAGGATGTACATAATTCCTTCATCTGCCAAGCCAGTACCAACATCAAAATTAAAGTAATCATCAACGTTGGAAGCCAAGATACATTGTGGGAAATCTCTAATACCTCCCATAAATAATCTTGACTTTCCAAAACACCCACAGGACGGGTAGCCCTTTGAAGCACTCATAACTTGCTCATAGCCTTTATCAAGTTCCCACTCACCAGATGGAACCATAGCGCTATCAGGTGGTTCTACTTTCCATCTTGCCCATACAACGGTTGAAGAAGTATATTTATAGACTTCTAGTGCACCACCTTTGTCAAGATAAATCTTTTGTCCAACCCAGCTAGAATCAGCAACACCGGTTCCAAGTGTTATCTTTGTATTGCCTCTTGTAAGGGAATAAGTCAGACTTGCATTAGGTGCAGATGTTGTAATTGCGCCAAAAGCATAGTAAGGAATATTTTTAAACGTAATGTCGGATATTGTCCAGGTTGTATGTGCTTGTCTTACTAGCTTTCTTGGAGTAAAAGCGGTGTGGAAAATAATAAAAGTGTCACCGCTCTGGGTGTATTTAAATTCCTTAATCTGGGTTTCCGTCATCGTTGTAGCCACGGTCGCAATCTTTGCCCCATCGTAATACACCTCAATAGCATCTGTTTTAAAGGCAAGCAGATATTTCTGGTCGCCATTAAACATAAATCCCTCAATGCGAAGCACATCGTCATCTTGTGCTATCATCTGACTACCTTCACGTTTTGTAACGTTTCCTGTCCAGTTGACATAAACATTTCTAGCAAGTTTCAAAGATTTATTAAACAACTCCAAATCAATACGAGATGCAGCTGTTTCAGAAACCTCACCAGAACTCATCGTTGTTTGTATGATTTTCAATGGCATTGGCTATGTCCTCGCTACTGTAATCCAGAAAGAATCTTCTCCAAATGTAACGTTCGGTTTGTTTTGTGCATCTGCTAACCGAGCATTTATTAAATCTCTTTGTGCCATCTGAACAAACAAATTGTATTTGCTTGTGTCTCCTAACAACGATACGGCTAACTTAGAAGCAAGCTCTGAAATCAATGCCGTCTGGAAATACGGTGGCATTTCATCAACATCAACGGCCTTCTGACAGTCAACAGAAACCTTTTGTGAGTTTGAATATAACTTCAGTCCCATAATATCAAAAGACTTTGAGCCATCAACCTGTCTAATTCTTAGAATATCTTTAGGCAAAGAATACACATACTTCCAATTCCGAAGCGGCGTTTCATTTAATTGTGCCAAATCAAGCTGTTCAATACTAAAAGACCACAGCCGATTTGTCAGCAGTGTATCTCTTACAGTTTCATAAATAGAAGAACAAACATCTGATTCTCTACTTCCATCATCAAAGGACTGAATAGCGTTTGCACCGACTAATAATAACGCTTTAGAACATAAATCAACAGCAGTATTTGCCATAATCATTCTCCTATTTATAAAATGGGGAGAGAGAAATTACCCTCTCCCCTAGGTTTTACGAAGCAGCCGTTTTGGTGACTGTAACGTGTGTTGTGGTAGATGTTACCAACAAGATGTCAACCGTTTGTGTGGAAGACTTTTTGCCGGCGAGAATTAAGTCGCCAACAGCCAACACATCAATAACCGGGTCAAAGTAGTTTGAAGCGGCATAGTTGTCATCAGAGGTATAACTCCAAACCTTGGTTTTTCCACCAAAGTTATCTTTCACAATCTGTAAACCAGCTCTTGAAAATGCCATAGTTCACCTCCTTAGCTTGTATAACATTCAATGCTTACGATTCCGGTCGGGTCAATTTCCCCAGCACCAGCGGAATAGTAGGATTGCACCAAGTCGGAACCAGATTTGGGGTCCCAGTCTGTACGAGTTTGAACGTTCAACACTTCGCCCAAACCGACAGCATCGTGATGCCACAAGAAGTTTTTACGTTTGCTGGAAGAAACAGGCAACCCGCCTTCAGGGCGTTCACCAATCCAGATAAACTTCCCAATGCCCAAGAAGCCGTCAAAGTTGCCGGTTTCCAAAGGACGAGAAGAAACGTAGTCAGCAGATGTAGCTTTGATTTCATCCAACAAAGCTTGTTTTTCTTTGTAGGAGCCCAAGAATGTACATTGACCTAAATCAATTTCATCCTTTTCCATATATTCAACGGCGGATTTTAATTTAGCCAATGTCAAGCTGGCTGTGCTGGCTTCTGTAATCGCTTTCGTGGTTGTAGAAGCAGCCAAAGCATCAATAATCATCTGGTCACTGTCACGGCCCATAGCCATTGCTTGAGCACGAGCAGCTTCTTGACGGTCATCATAGTTGACTTGTAAGTTTTCAAATTTATCCGTAGCGGACACAACACGGCGGTCTTGTGCAATCACAGTAGCTTGACGTTGTGTAGCATTTTGGATTAAAGCATCCTGTCCAGGTACGTGTTCTTCAGCACGCAGACTTCCATACACAGGGAATTTGAAGGTTTTGGCGTTGCCAGTCTTTTTACGAACTGTTCCATCTAACGTAAAACCTTCGGACTGATAGATATGTTTGACTTCGGAGTCAAAAATCGTAATCAGGTTGTTTGACAATTGAGTTGCCATTTTAGTTTTACCTTTCGTTTAGTTTAATAATACGCCCCGAATTGATAACGGGACACTCTTGGCGACCAGTTATCCACTCGGGGGCTGTTCTAGACTTTCTTTAAGCCTTAAAGCAATCGTATTATTAAGGGGCTAACGCTTATCCTTATAACTTGATACTTATATTTTAGAACATAAATATTGAATTGTCAACACTATTTTTTGCCAGCAGCCAATTCCATCAAGCGCATATAGTGTTCTTGTTGCCCTTTGTCATAGCCGATGGTACGAGCGTGTTGCTTTTGATAATCAAACGCTTCATCTGCATATTCTTGTGCTGTCTTTTTAGCATCGGCAGTACTCTCAATAGACATTTCAGGAATAGAAACGTTAGCACCACGAGCCTTTTTAATCAGTGCATCCATATATTGAGCGTCCTCGGCCGTGCGTACCTTGCTGGAAAGCCAGTCAATACCATCTTGGTCTAGGTTTTTCTCGGCAAATGTTACCAATCCCTGAACGATTGGCCCATTTACACCACCAATCTTGTTCATTTCGGCATCAAAATCAACACCTTCTTCCTCCGCAATCTTCATTCTTGCATACTCATTGATGAGTTTGTTTGCCTTTTCTTGTGACAAATTAAGCTCTTTCATCAACGGGACAAACGTTTGATAGTCTTTAGAGTTCTCGTCAATAGAGAACTTGTCTTTCACATCATCATCAAGGACAAACTCATACTTTTCAGGCGCCGGTTTGTTTTCTTGACGTGCTTTTGTGTATTCTTTTTGCAATTCTCTGTAAGCCTCTAATCCGCTTTTTGCGTCATTAAACTTTCCAAAGATTTTTCCGTTTTCGTGACGGAATTCGTCCAATCCATCGTCATAAGTTTGATGTTGTTGACTGGACATAGCAACAGCATCGGCTGGTTGTGCCCCATCAACTGCCGTATCCACGGTTGTAGTTTCGGTGGTTTCAGTCATTTGATTCTCCAATCTTAATAAGTTGTTTTAATAGAGAGATTTCCCCCTCTGTTCTGCTAGCCAGCATAGCGAATAACACACCGTCAGTCGCATTTGCCGGATAATTGTCGGCATTGACAATTATCTTTTTGAAGTCCTCAAGCAAGGATTTCCCCACTTCAGTCCTAAATACAGTTTTAAGTTTAACCTGTTGGTCCTTGTTGAACGCCACCATCTGCACCTCCTATTTGTTGCAACATCGCAGTTTGAGCTTGTTCTTGTAATTGTTTAATTTCATCAGCGGTCTTAATATTGTTGAGGTCAATGCCCATCTTTGTAGCTAGTGTTGGGATAACTTCAACATTCAATAAAGCAGCGGCTATCTGTGGCCCAAAAATTCCATTGATAACTTCCATAAACTTAATCAACTTGTTCACATCTTCTGTGTTTTGTGTAATTGACAACGGGGAAGCATAGTCAACGGCTATTTGTTCCTCATTCACGCGGAAATCTTTGATGTCAATCTTGCCTAAGCTGTCCAAAATCAGCAACCCTGTCTGGATAATTGGCTTGATAAACTCGCTTTCTAGCCGTCCAAATGGCGCACCAACCTCATCAGCATACTGTTTCTGACGATATTCAATTTCTGTGGCCGTTTTAACCGCTTGGTCAACTGGCCCCAATGGGTTGGCAAACATAATATTGGAAATACTTTGACGTAAGTCGCTGATTACCATATCCCCAACGTTAAAGTTTGTACCGGTTTGCAACGCTTGCAGGGATGCAGCACGGCTTGCGCCACCATTTGAAGTCACAGAAATAATCGCACCTGGTTTAATTTGTATGTTATTTGTATTGACAATGCCATCATCTTCTGCTGTCCACACCCCTGACACAGCGATAGAGGCATTCTTCAAAATAAGCTCTTTTGTTTTGTTCAAAGACTTGGCATCTGGCAGAGCAAACAGCACCGGCCCACGTCCATACACTTCTCCCGGCATTACAGACCAACGGAACACAATAAATGGATTGTACCTGAGTGTTCTTTGTACCACCAAAGACTTGTCCTTGCTACATACAACGTAGTATTTCCACCCTTCTTTCTCTTGAATTACAGCTTCAACAAAATCTTCTTCTTTTTCGTCAGATAGTAAGTCTTTATTAACTTTTGCATCAGGCCAAACCTTTTCAGCAAACATAGGAATTACTCTATGCTTACGGAATATGCTGTTATATTGCCCGTTTCCAACCTTTTCTAGGTACAATTCTGACAAAGGAACGGTCTTAAACTTGAATGGATTAAGCACATCCCCTTCTTGCATCATCAAACACGCCGTTCCAACCGCTAAATCATAGAAAGATTCTGATGCTTCCACGTCAAAGTTAGAGTTTCTGATAGCAGAAAAGAAAACATCTGTGATTTTGTCAAGCACGGCTTGCAATTCTTCGCGATTATCTTCAATAGAAGAGCCTACTTTTAGTTTTACCCAGTTCTTTTGAGCAGGAACAAGGCTTGTTTGCAGCTTTGAAACAAACTTATTCAGAGAATCTAACGGTGTTGAGTCAAATACCGTGTCTGCACCATCGTTGTTTTGCCCATCTGTGTTGCTATCTTTGAAATTCTTTGACCGTTGTGGCATAAAATGTTCATAGGCAGAAGAATAAAGGTTTTCCCAGTTCTGCCGATACGACACACTTTTCTCAAATCTTTTTATAATATCTTCTGCGTTCATTTTATCTCCTAACCAAGTGTTTGTCTATTGCCAAGCAGAGATGCTGAGTTACCACTTTCTTTTCGTTCTTCTAACTCTGCCTGTTTTTTCTTTCTTGCTTCTAAATATGATTTAATGGTTTCGTGCCCAGATGCTTCAAGCTGGTCTTTTTTCATCATTCTTGTGTTACCGTTTTCGTCCTTTTCCATTCTCATTCCTGCCATTCCCATAGAAACCTCCTAACCTAAAGTCTTGCCTTTTCCAATTAAGCTAGCTAGTCCAGTTGCTTGTCCTTCTCCTCGTTCTTCAAGCTGTTTTTGTTTCTTCCTACGAGCTTCTACAACCTCTGCCATACTTCCCCAACCATATTGGCGAGTATTTTCGGCCACCAAATCTGCTTGTTGTTGTGCGGCTCTTTCTTCGCTTTCCATTTGGTTCTGAACTCTACGACCTGCATCAGCTGTTGCCGCCAAAGAAGCACCCCCAGTTGCTGGTGCTAACGCAATTCCTGCCCCAGCTTCCAACCCTTCTTTGCTTAATGGGTCGCTTACAAATTTCTTTACGCCACCAGTAACTTGCTTCACCGCCTTTTTTATTGCTTTTTTAAATCCCATAGTAACCTCCTAGCCTAAATCGCCATATTCTGATGTTTCAACCAAAGAACGGATACCACGGCGTTGTTTGCCACGGAACTTTCTTGATTGTTCTTGAGCCAATTCTTCAGCTTCTGCTTGTGCAGCTGCTCTTTCTTTTTCCATTTGCTTTTGTTGTTCTGCCGCAGCGGCTTCTGCTTTCTTCGCTGCTTGCTGCCCTGTTATTTGTCTTGTGTAGCCACCCATCGTTTTGCCCCTATCTTTAATAAGTGTTTGTACAATTGCCAAGGAGTTTGTGCTTTTGTTCTTAAGTTTCCAACTGTCTTGCAAAAATTCACACAAGTTGGAGCCCAATACCAAATGCCAAACTTTTTCTTGGCGTGTTCGTTCTGAACTAATTTTAGTATAGAACATTTATTCAGATTTGTAAAGCGAAAAAAATCTTCCGCCAAAAGCATATTTGGAAAGAACCCTTGGAAGCTGTCCTCTAGTATCACAAAAACCTCTCCATATTTAATAGCAACAAAGACGTGTTGATACCCTTTCTTGAATATCCTAGCCCAGCTTCTTTTCCCATTACAAAAACAAAAGTATAGTTCCATTAAAACACCTTCCAGTTTGTGTTGGCCTGATAAGTTTTGAACGTGTTGCCCGTTTGCCCTCGGACAACCTTATATTCCCCACCACCCATCATCATATATTGTAAAGCATCGTGTGGGTGTGAGTATTGGTTTTTATCTGGTTCCATTGCAAGTCTTGCTTCCCCGGAATAAGATACAATCTTATATTTATATCCGCCATTAAATCCTTTGCGAAGCACATTACAATTCTTGTCCAAGTTAAACGCCGGTTTTCCGTCCACCAATCTTTTGAGTGGCCCACGCACTGCTTCTAATCTTGGCACTATATTATTAGTAGGCGCCGGTCTTGCAAACAATCCTTCGCTTCTTAATATCTGGAACGAGGTATCGGCATCACTATCTTTTCTAAAAGCGCCAGATGGGTCTCCATAGATATACACGTCATTCTTCGGGCAGAACTCTAATATGGTTGCTTTCAATAGCTTGGCAAACTGTCTGACGGACATATCATCTGTTATCAGCTCTTTTAATACGTTCCACGATAACCTTTTATCTCTTTGACCGAAAATAGCGCAAGGAGTAAGCCCGAAGTCCAGTCCGATATAAACAGGAAGGTATGGATTAAGTGGAATATTCTCTTTGACGTGCAAGTTATCGTTCCATTCGTGGACATATACCGGTTGTCCGTCCTGAATAAACCCATAATGCCCGTGGACATACACATTTATCCACTCTTTGTCCTTACCAGAAGAAATACGTTCATAATATCCTCTTGGAAGGTTCTCAATATTCTCGGCATCGGGGGATAATCCGCTTGGTTGTTGCCAAAACTCCCATCTCATATTCTCTGGAAATTGGTCTTTAGGAACCAGCACTCCAAATTCATTTCTTGTCCATTCATCTTCTTCAGCGCACTTATACCACCAATGCGTATCGTCTGGAGGGTTCGTATCCATAATCACCCCATACCAGCTCGGGAACTGTTCAGCAGGAACATCATCTGGTTTATCCTTTTTACTCGGGTACCGACCCACACGCATTGTCCCGGCATCCACAATTTCTTTCAAAATTTCCCTGGCTTCGTTAAACCAAATCCCGGTACATTCCAAAGACAACAACTTTTTTACGTCTTCTGGGCGGTCTAATGCCAAAAATATCACCTCTAACTCCACGTCATTAAATTTTATTTGGTGATTTATGGGTGGTTTAAGGT